TTCAAAACCATTAAAAGAAAAAATTAAATATGAAGCACAAGAATTAAATTTTTTAAAAAGGAGTTCACGAGCAAAATTACCTTTATAATCAAAGGTTGACTTTGTAAAAATTTTTTGTTAGTATTCACTTTGTTAGTATTCATACAGTAACACTCTGGTTAGTGTTCATCTCTTAATACTCTAAAATTATGACCGATTTAAATTTTATTACTGCCGATATTGGTAAAAAACAAATAACTGCATATAACCCCAAACCAAAAACTCATCATAAAATATCTACAGATGAGTTTAAGGTATTAAATATACCAGGATTGTCTGGTGGTATGACACTTATTATTGAAGATGCTCATTTAAGAGCAAGAGAAGTAAATAGTAAAGCACAAACTTATACTATAGATGAGTTGCAACAAATAAAAAGGATTGCAGATCAAAGAAATATTACTATTCTATGTTTCCCTCAAAAAGTAACTCCCAAAGCAAGAAAAATATATTCTAGATTTAAAAACGATCAAGGTAAATTAATTCCTAAAACTGATGAAAATGATACATTATCGATAGCATATTACATAGAAATATTTCCAAATATTATAGATTCTCTTAAAGAATTTTACCCTATAACAGGAAAGAATCATGAGGAAAAAAATCTTCATATCTATGAAGATAGAAATAAACTAACAGAAGATTCCAATCTTGGAAGAAATCAAACATATGGTATTGGTAAAAATAATACTTTTAGTGATGCAGTCTCAGAGTGGATAAAAAATAATATTTTACGACTTTATTCTGAACTTGATAATGATACAAGAGACTATTTTAAGTTAACTCTTAATAGGAAAGGAAATGGATTAGCACCTGGTATATTAAATTATACTAGTGAAACCATATTAAAACAAATTTATAATGTTGTTAATACGATTCTTACTCCTGAAGGAGAACTACGAGTCAGATCTGATAACGGAAAAGTTCCCTATTGGAAGTATGCTAAAAAGGTTTATTTTGGATTAACTCCGTACCATACAAATGCAGGTGTTACAGCATCTAATTGGAAGTATCATAAAAGAAAAGCAGGAAACAAGAATAAAATTAGTATGTCCTTCGATGACAGAGGAAATCCAAAATCTCATACTTTTAAATCCATTGAAGATTTAAAAACAATTAGAGAAGAAATGAAGTATGCTGATAAACAATTGCAAACTTTATGGAGAACCATTCGTAAGATGATCGTTGATGATGGTCTCCGTTAGTATTCAACTTATAAAATTCTAGTTAGTTTTCATAGTAAAATACTCAACCATCATCCAATTATTATAAAATAAAATGAATTTGCTTGAAATGAAAAAACTCGCACCAGGCACTACGTGTCCAGTGATGGTGACTAAGATTCCTAAACCGATTCTGAAAGAGATTGATGGATGGATAAACGAAAGTAAGAAGTTTAAGAATAGTCCATTAGCAGCACTGAAAGCCCATGAGAATGTGGGGTATCTTTCTAGTGATGGTAAGAAGCATAATTCATATCAGTGTTCTATCTCTCCTAGTTTAGTTGATAGTTCTTTCTGGTTAGCATGGGTATTGAGATTGAGTGCAAAGTATTGGGGAGGAGGAAAGGATAATAGAAGGTATAAAATGAGAAAGTGGGATGGGCATTTTGATGGGTATGATATTTGGACTAACTTTGCTTATAAAGGAGATGATAATCCAACACATAATCATGGTGGATTATTATCAGGTGTGATATATTATAAGAATCATATGCACCCTACTATATTTGATGAGCATGGTGTAGCATATGAAGGTCTTGATGGAACGATGGTGATGTTTCCATCAAGCACTTTGCACCATGTAGAACCACAGACTGTTAATAAAGAAAGAATTACTCTGGCATTTAATATAATAGAAAATGATGCCTTTTGATGCCTATCGTTGTTATCTTTCATTAAAAAATCACTTTACCAAAGATCATTATGATTATATAAAGTATCGTGGTAAGACAAGAGCAACTCACAAAGCCTTTTATAAGAGAAAGGATAGATTTTGGTTTGAGAAATTTGCAAGATCAAAGAATGATAAAGAAGTAGAAGAGTTCTTTGTATCTAATTTTATATACTCTACTGATCCTAGCACCATGTGGATTGGTGAAATAATAAAGGAGGGTGAGAGTAGATATGTTGATTGGAAGAAAAAAGTTCAATCACTCTCTTATCTTTTTAAAGAGGAAACAAGTTCTGTTTTTGCTGATAATAATTTTGACTCCATGTTTTGTGTTGATGGATCTAAACATCCTGATATTTTAAAGGAATATTTGGGTGGAAATATATCACTTGAAACTATGGTAATATGTGATATAATATTAAACTATAGGAAAGAATGGGACAAAAAATTAAATGATCCTGTGTGGGAAACTGTTAGTCGTAAGATTAAAAAGTATAAACCTTTCCTAAATATAGATGTACCACATTACAAAAAAATCTTAAAGGAGATTGTTATCCATGACTCTTAATAATGCAGATGTTCTTAAAAATTTAAAAGAACAAAAAACACAACTAGAACAAAATATAGAAACTAATCGCACAACATATTTAAAAGTGTTGGGTGCAATTGAGATTCTAGAGCAAATTGAAGAAGAGAATGATGAAGAAACTCCTGTGGATGAAGAATGACTTTTTTTGATTCCGAAGTTGTCCGTGCAGAAATGACGGAAATAAATGAACTTCAAGAAGAAGTATATGGTAACGTCTTTAAGTTTCCTTCAATGAAACCTGAAGATCAAAAGTATCATGTAGATATTCTTGAGAGACTTCTTGATAAGCAAAGAGTGTTATACACACGACTAAGTTTATCTGATGATCCACAAGCTAAGGAAATGAAAAAACGTATTCTAGAATCTGCTTCTGTGATGGGACTCCCATCTGACGTTGACATGAACATATTATTTGATACAATGTCAAAGGCAGTTGCATTAATGCGACAACAGATCAACGATAAGATCTAGGTACACACAAGCCAAATCTCAACAAATACGAGGTAATCTAATGTC